TGTGATTTCCATTCTCCTTTAGTAAATTTTGCTTCTTTCATTTCCTTATCGTTTTAAAGTTTCAACAAATCTACATCAATAATCAATTCATTTTACAAAACCTGTTTTTAAACATGTTTTCCATGCTTTGCCATAAATTCGGCGTGAATCTGCATTAGTTCGGCTTTGGTGTATGGTGGTGATTGTGTATGAATTGCATCGTGAAGATCATAATTAAGCGCGATTAAGCCGTTAATGTCAAGTTTGTTTTTGCCTATTCTGCCATTGATGTGATGGATATTAATTCCTGGAGTTCCGTCATTTTTGACTTCGCAAATAATATCTTCTTTGATCTGATACCCAAAATAATCCATGTAAACTTTGATATACTTTTCCATTATTCCAAAATAAAGTATGAATCTATGACGGTTTTTGCTTCATTAAACCCAATTGCGAACCCTGCACAATATCCCTTTGCCCTCAATAGATTTATGCAGTTAATTTGTTCCTGAACGTGTTCCGTTACCGCTTCGCCATTTCTTTTATAAAGTACTTCACCCTCTTTTTTTAGTTCGATAAACAGTCCGTGATACTCTCCACGAGGTTCGTAAATTACAATATCCGGGAATCCTTTGTTGCTTCGTAGTTTTGATGCTTTAATTGCTTGTCCTTTTGTGAGTTTAATACCAGACATATCACTATTAAAAATAATTTTAGGATATTGAATTTTTAAATAGTCGCAAATTGACTTTTGAAGTGATTCTTCACTTTGCATTTTTAGCACTGTTTTCGCCCTATATGTTTTCGGTTTGTACATTTGCTTGTTTGTTTACTTAATCGTTAAATTTACTTTGTTTCTGTTTCATTGCTGATTAATACGTCCCCTAATTCAATCACAAAATAATTAACTCCTTCAACGGCTCCCCACTCTTTGCGTCCGGTTCCGATGTGGATGCCTTTGCACTCAACCGTGATTCGTGGACTGTTTGCGGAATAACCGTTTGTGAATTGGATCTGATCATATTTTGCAATATCCAAGTTGTGATAATCAAGCAATTCCGATATGTTTCTGAACGACTTACTTTCTGGTGTCAATCTCTTCATGTCCGATACTGCATCGAGTAGGTCATTTTGTGTCATTTCTTCATCATTCCAACATAACCGCCTGACCCAATAATATTTTATTTCCCGATACTCCTCCAATTTTACGCCCGATTTGATTAAATCAAACCATTGCCTTTTTAATGTCAGCTTTAACGTTCTCATATTTAATTATTAAGTTTTGTTTTTCTTTGTCCATTTCCATTATCATTTTAACCGCACCCCTCAGTATTCGATTATATTCTTTTAACGACATTAAACCTGAATTATCGGCAGCATCGCAAATTTCATCGAATGTGATTTTCATGTTGCTTTGTTTTATCCGGCAGGAATTACCCCGCCGGAATGGTTAATATTAATCTTCTTTACTCATTGAAAACTCACTGTCAACAAACAATTTAGCTAATCCGGTAATTTGCTTTAGTCTCAAAAGTTCGTCTTTATCCATTCCGATATGCTTAATAATCCAGGCATCAGACATTCCAGACGTTACAAGTTCATCAACAATATTGCTCATTAATTCAATTGAATGTGAACCCCTTGCCCTGTTATGGCGAATGGTTGAGGCCATACGATTAGTTTCGTCTTTGTCGATCACTACAACCGGAAGCATACCGCCTTCACGATCAAAAACGCGCTGACTTGTTTTGAGAATTGAATAACGATGAAAACCATCAACGATCTCATAAACATCTTCATCTCTTAGGTAGTAACACACTATTGGCATAGTGTAACCATCTTCCCATATTGACGTTTCAAGTAGCTTCATTTCAGGCGGTGCTACTGCATTTGGATTGTAACTGTTTGCCCGAATCTTTTCTATCGGAATTGATAATACATTGTAAACAGGTGATTTGAATTCCATTTTGTTAGTCTTTAATGTTTTTATATTTAATTTCTGCCTTGCTTCTTAATTCAACTTCGGTTTTTGTTAGTGAGAATCCCATAAATTTGCATAAGTGATCATTTTTCATAATACAAACGCACATTCTTTTATAGGTTGGGATCTCTGTAAATTCAGGTAAATCAACATCATCAAGATACTCCATTCTAACAGGCTTTTTATCTGTTTTGTAGTTTGTTTCCTCAATTACAGTTACCGGAACATCCAATTCTTTTAATTTATCAATCAATTCAACCGAAAGACACCCTCCCCGCTCTTGCCAAAACCTTATTGACGTTTCAAGTTTTTTTTTGTAATTATTTCCGGCTTTTTCAGGAAGTGTTTTAATCAAAAATTCGTAGTAGCTTTTCCATGTGTGGCCTGAAGGAAGTTTTATTTTTCTCCATCCCATCGCCGTGGTGCCTCCGTAAATTCCCGTAAAATTAACACCGTTAACACGGCCTAAAAGTTTACCCCACGTTCCAGGCTCAATGATCCGGTATAGTTTAAGGCTATCCTGAGCAGTCGAAAGAAATGGACTTGCAACCCTCATTTGATCTATTGTTATTCCGGCCTGATAGTAAATATCGTAAAGCTTGTTGTATGTCCAATTGAATTTACAGTTTGCAGTCCAAACGTCCTCTGTAATCCAGTCGTAAATTGGGTATGCGTTATAAACATCAGGGTACATTGTTTTTGTCCATCTTATGCCTTTGTAGTTTTTATAATTCTTTTCAGAGTGAATCGCCCTCCACCTATTGAGGCTTTCCTGAGTTCTGATTCCTACCAAACAGGCGGTTTTTTTAGCCTTCTTTTTTTCGTGAATCCATTGGCTAAACTTTTCCTGAAATTCATAATCCCACATATTCGATTTGTAAAAATCAAAATCCTCTTTCTGTAAACAGTCTTCAGGCAACTTAGACACCCAAATATCTTTTTTGGATTCTTCCCACGGCCTCCAATATGAATCATACATCGAAGTACACGTTGTAACTTTAAATGGAACACAACAACGATAAACCTCTAATATGTCTGCGTTTTTAGCTATTGTCTCGTTTACGTAGTTTGTAGTAAAGGTGTATTGTGCTTCATAGTCAAGATGGAATACGCCTAATTTTCGATTTAATTTATGCTCCCTAATGTAGTCAATACACAAATTTAAAAGAACTCCGCTATCTTTCCCGCCCGAAAATGACACGTAAACATTGTCAAAATCCCGAAATAATATTTCAAGTCTTTTTTGTGATTCCTCGTAAACATTCATAATTTCAGTTTTAATTGCATGTCTGGCTTAATTATACCCCTATCAATCAATTCAATTCTTTTCAATTGGTTATATGATTTGCATTTTGATTGAGAATAACCAAGCGTTTTTAATGTATTATCGTTTTTCAATATCGCGTTGCAAATTCGCCTATAAGATGGAATTAACCCGTTTTGCTCTAATTCCATTGGCCCTACATCTGGAATTCCATCTGAATAGCATCTATTTTCCCATTGTCCGATATACCCTTCAATTTTCTGTTTTGCTCCCATGTTTTTATCGCTAAGTCTGCTTGTTTATTTGCCAAATTTCTTTGATCTTCTGTAATGTAACCCCACGCCATTCTTACAAGGTATTCAGGATAACCCCTTTCTATACAACATCCGGCCCGACCTATCCAAGCCCTACGATTTACAGAAAGATTTGAAAGGTTATTTTCGCAACTTACAGGCCATTCATTAATTACGCGAATCATTGCCTTGCCATATAAAATATGATTTCCAGTAAATGCAATTACATCTTTAATGTTGGCTGAATCATATTCTTGCGTTTCCTTTCGCCACATTCCGTTTTTGTAATCTTCCCATAAATGATATGGATGATAAATTTGCTTCATTTTTTTATCGTTTTTAGTACTGCAATATTACTTTTTAATTCCTTTGGTCTAACCAAAGATGTTTTTAAACATGTTTTTAGTTCTTTTCATCATCCTGCAAAGTATGGTCATCTGCTAATAACGCCTGAAAATAATCATACATATCCTTGTATGTTCCAAATGTAGGGTCAATATCAGACCAATACATATTTTGTCCTGACTGCTTAATGAGTAATTCAATCTTATTTTTGCTTCGATTCATTCGGATGTACTTAAAACCTCGGTTCATATGCCATTCACGGTCGTATTTCATTTTAAAATATTTAATCCTTTGCCGGTTATTCCCCAACTACATCCTGAGCTATCAGTGTTCCAACCAACCAAACCGAAATTAAACAAACATTGAACAGTTCGCTGATGTATCGTTTTATCATCGCCTGAAATTTTACCCTTTTCTTTAAAGTATTTCAATGCTTCAAATTGCTTTTGTGATATTCTTTGCTTTTCCATCTTCCAATTGTTTTAAAACTTATTCGTAAAATTCGATTGTATTTCCACTTTTTAAAATCTCGATTACATCCTTTATGTGCGTTTTTGCAAGTAAAGTATTAATCATGTGTCCGCGTTGATTAAGTATCGGAAATAATGATTTAATGCGGTCTGCTTCGGTTTGTTCTGGGGTCATTTTGATTGAATTATTTTATAAACTTCACTATCTGATAGTTGACTCGTATTATCGTAGCCCTGTTTTAATCCGTATTCTAAAACGGCTTTAACCTGCTGTTTAGTCATTGCTTTACCTTTGTGAGTAAATGCCTTGTAACTCTTGTTAATTTGATTTAATGCACCCTGAATACTTGCGTTCATTTTGCTTTTTGTTTAAAGATTAAATATTTGATTTGTTCGATTAAAATTGATAGTTTCCTGTTTTTGTCTTTTACTTCTTGTGGTTCTTTCATTGGTAAAGTATTTCACGTTCAATATATCCGTATTCCATAAGTTGTTTTACAGCTTTCCAATAATTGGAATGATCTTCCGTAAAATTAGCGGAAATCTCTCCGTTTTCCCACATTGAATAAAGTCTACTTTTTGCTTCTTGCTCTGTCATGATTAAAATGCGTTATCTAAAGGGTTTA